GACGCTTGCTCTGCCATAGTTTGGCCTTGCAATAGTTCTCGCTGGACTTGAGGTTCTGCGAAAGGAAAATTATGCCGTCGCAACTTGTTTCTTCATCCGGCTGCTGCCAGCCTTGCGACTCCGAGCCGGTAGTCGTGAATATCCCCGGCCCTCAGGGGGCTGCGGGAGCCAACGGCACCAATGGCACGAACGGAATCGATTCGTTCACCTACACGACTGCGGCATTTTTTGTTCCCGCTCTTGGAGCGTCCGTCGTGGTTGCGGTCGATAACACCGAGTTTCTTCCAGAATCAGTTGCCGGACAGTTCTTCGTCTCGGTTCAGGGTCTTGGGTACATGCAGGTTACGTCGGTCGATGGCTTGTTGCTGACTCTTCAGAATCCTGCGGCTGGCGTTCTTGGAATTGCCAATGCTGTCCCGACCACGCTCATCCCGTCCGGTTCGCTCATCACGCTTGCTGGAGCGGTTGGACCTCAAGGTGCTGCTGGTGTTGCCGGTGGCGCACCATCATCTGCTACATACATTCTCCGCGTTGCAGACGGTTCGCTTCCGAGTGCCACGGCTCTTGATTCCCTATCTGCTGGTTATCTTAAGACTCAAGGGTCTAGCGGATTTGGTGCTGTTTCGACTGTTGCTACTGTTCCTGTAGGCGATGTTGTCGGGACGGTTCCGATTGCAAAGGGTGGAACCAACCTAACGACCGCTCCGGCGAACAAAATTCCGGTTGGCGATGGTTCGACCTATCTTCAGAAGGAAATCGTCGGAACGCTTCCGATTGTTGTTACGAATTCGGCTGGTAACATCACGCTGTCTGCGCCTTCAGTTGTTCCGTTTAGCTACGTCACGTTTACACGGAGAGTGACTGGTATTGGGGCTGCAAATGCTCCGCTTTTGATCGGAGCGACAACGACAAATCCGTTTAGCCTGACCACCTATCCGTCAGCGTCTTACGCTGGAATTGACACCGCTTCGGGATTCAACTCTGCGCTGGGGCGATTTACGGTTCCTTACACCGGATACTACACGATTGATGTTGTTCTAAATCTTGACGCGGTAACAACCACATCCTCCGTAAGAGTTTTTATTCGCAAGACCGGCTCCGACGTAATCGCATCGTTTCCGTTTAACGTAACAAGTGCTGGCCTTCAGCCGATATCAATCAACTACGTTGATAACGCGACTTCGATAACCGATTATTACGAAATTTTTATTCAGACTGCTCACGACCTTTACGTCGATCAAGGGTCCTCATTCTCAGTCCAGCGGATTCAGGCTTAAACCATGAGCGAACGCGCACCACGAAGGTACACTGATGGGTCTGTCACCTTTGAAGGTGGCATTGACGCTGGCATCATGCCTTCCGAGGTGGACAAGAATCAGGTGGCTTTTGCTGTAAATGCCACATTTCGTCAAAGTTTCATCTCTCCCCGTCCCGGCTTCGTTCAGAAGGACTACAGCCTCTGCGTCACGATTACCGCAGACAATACCAACGTCACCGCCGACCAAACAGATGTGACGGCGGATGGCTGGTCGGAAGAGTGTTACGGTCCTCAGAGTTTGACCGGCACGTTCCAGTGCGCGCTGCCGTACATCGCAGACAATGGCCGCACGTTCATCCTGATGATGATCAGTGGTAAAGTGTGGCTTTACAGCTGCGCTGAGAACGAGGCGCAGAACCTTAGCGTTTCGCCGGATCTTGAGAACCCTTCCAATCTGCTCGATGGATGGATGGTTCAGGCTGAGAACTTTGTCGTCATTCAGGATGGATTCAGCAAGCCGCTAATCTTCAACGGAACGAATCTGCGCCGCGCAACTGATGATGAAATCAAGTGCGGCAGGGTAATGGCCTACGTCAATGGCCGCATCTGGTACGCGCTTCCTGATGGGTTTTCTTTCCGCGCCACAGACATCGTTTATGGAGACGGAACGCGAGCCAGTGTTCTCAAGGAAACCGAGAACACCTTCCTTAATGAGGGCGGAGACTTCGCGGTTCCGTCGGATTCAGGAGGCATCACAGCAATGGCCGTTCCCGGCAATCCAGATACGTCGCTTGGCCAAGGGCCGCTTCTTGTCTTCACTCCGCGATATGTCTTCAGCGTCCAAGCACCTGTAGACCGCGATGTCTGGAAGAACCTGAACTATCCGATTCAGGCTATCAGCTTGCTGACCAGCGGCGCGCTTGGCGCACGGTCGGCCATCACCGTCAATGGCGATGTGTTCTACCGCTCGGTCGATGGCATCCGCTCGTTCATCATCGCTCGTCGTTCGTTCAATGACTGGGGAAATACCCCAATCAGCGCGGAGATGACGCCGATTGTTGAGAACGATCAGACGAATCTTTTGTGGGCCAGCTCTGCGGTCGTCTTTGACAATCGGGTGCTGATGACTTCTCAGCCTCGATTCAATTCAGAAGGTGTGATTCACAAGGCCATATCCGTTTTGGATATGGAGCTTGTCACATCGATGCGTAAGAAGTTTCCGCCTGCTTGGTCTGGCATCTGGACCGGACTCAACGTGTTGCAGCTCGTTAAGACCGAGAATGCTTACGGCGACGCTTGCTACGCCATCGCTCGCGGTTCGGACAATACGATCCAGATTTGGGAAATCACGAAGTCCAACAAGTTCGATTCGAATCTGTCCGATCCTAAGAAGGAAATTGAATGGTCGGTGCAAACTCGCGCCTACAATTTTGAGCTTCCGTTCGGACTGAAGAAACTCGATTCGGGCGACATTTTCATCGACTCACTAAGCGGTTCGGCGGCGTTCTATGTTCAGTATCGCCCCGACCAAAATCCCGGTTGGATTGAATGGGCCGACTGGACCGAATGCGCGATTGTCGATCAGTGTCTGACTGGGTTGTGTCCTCTGACAAACTTTCAGCCGCAATACCGGCCTAAGATGCGGCTTCCAACTCCTGGCGACATTGCGTGTAACGAGTCCATCAATACTCCGACCCGAAACTTGTACGAGGTTCAACTCAGCATTGCCGTTTCAGGCTATTGCAGAATCAAGAGCATCCGCGTTCACGCTTACGACGTTCAGGAATCTCCTGTTGGAGAATGCCGGACATATCAGGGATGCAAAGTTCTTGGAGGCTGCGACATAAATCCGCTTACCTACACATCGGAATAGTATGCCAAACCTAACTCTCATCACGCTTACCGCTCCAAGCCTTCCGCTGACTTATTGCCCATCCAACTACCAGCAGTTGGCCAACGACATCATCAGCGGCACTCAGGCGACGTTCAACAGCGCGATTGGAAACTCGTTCTTCAACTTCGGACCGACGACTCCCGCGCTGAACAATCAGGTTTATCCGTGGTTGGACGAGAATGGAAACTGGTGGGTGTTCAGCAGTGGATATTGGCTTCGCCAGAATCCGGTTGCGGCTGGAGGCTCTGAGCGTCGCATTTACGTTGGCAATACCACCGATCTTCAAACCTACGACGGAGGAACTGTTGGAACAGTCTCGAATTGGACTGGTCCGATGTGGGAAGTTGATACCGCGTTCGAGGCTCGCTTTCCGGTTGGTGCCGGTGCGTTTGCGGCGAGCGGTACGGTTTCCGCCCAAGGGACGACCACATCGACCGCTGTTGCTGGCGAAGACAAGCACACGCTGGTTGTCGGGGAAGTTCCTTCGCACACGCATCAGATCCTCGATCAGTACATCAATCTTGTTCAGCGCGGATCGGCTGACAGCGGTGTGTTCAGCGCGACGAATCGCTCTGAAGGCGTGGCCAACCTGCTTCCGACCACATCGTCGGGCGGCGGTGCTGCTCACAACAACCTCCCGCCGTTCTACGGTGTTTACTTCATCAAGCGAACTGCCCGAGTCTACTACACCAAATGAAGCTAATCGTTCAGGACATTCGCTCCACAATCGCTCGGGTCATCGGCGTATGTGTCGATGATGCGCGCGTTTATGATTACATCAATCAAGCGTGTCGAAGGCTTCTACACAAGGGATTGTGGGCTGGCGCGTACGGACGCTTCACGATTCACACGGTCGGCGGCTGCATCACTTGGCCGCGTCAGATCGAAACTATCGAGGCCATAGCCGATTGCTGCGGAGTCGGAACGGTTCGCAATCAATGGTTCGAATTTCAAGAAACCGGCTATGGACTGCTCAATGGAAATCAGGTGTGCATCGGCAAGCAGCTTATTGACCGTGGCACTGTGGTTTCTTACCGCGACATGTCTGGCGGTCTTAACAGCTATCTTCGAGTCTACCCTGGTGACGCTTCGGATGTCGGCAAGACCATCACGTTGCAAGGTGTCGATCAGAACGGACAATGGATTCGAACGCAGTCCGGTTTGGCGTGGATTGACGGAGAGAAGCTGACGCTTGCTTTGCCGTACGTTCAATCGACCAAGAAGTTTACCGAACTGACCGGCGTCATTCGCGAGGCTACCAACACGGTTAGCCGCTTGTACGAGTACAATGCGACGACTGCTCTGGAATCGGATCTGGCAGTTTACGACCCAGATGAAACTTTGCCGCAGTATCGTCGCAGCTACCTCGCTGATCGATGCAGCGACGAGGCTGACAAGCCGGTGACGGTGATGGCGAAGATGCGCCATATCAACGCGACGAGCGTCAACGACTACCTCATTCCTCCGTGTCCAGATGCCATCAAGCTGATGGTCATGGCGATTCGCAAGGAAGAGAACGATTTGATTCAGGAAGCTGTGGCCTACGAAGCCAAAGCGGTTCAAGCTGTGCAGGAGCAGACGATGCAGTATCTGGGTGACGCTGTCGCAACGATACGCATGGTCGGTGTAGGATTAAATGGCGGTGGATTCTCGCAATGGTTCTGAACCTGAACATTGATTTCGCTCTGGAAGATGCAACGCCGGATAGACTCCGGCTGCTTCAGGCTGTCTTGGACGCGCATGACATGGCGGCTCGGAACAATCAGAATGCGAGTTCCGGTGCTGCTGTAAACGCATTCTTTGGAAGCGCGCAGCTCACGAATGGAATCGCTTCAGCCATCCTGACTCTTGGCGATGCTCACGGGCCGATTGGTCCTGCTCGATTTGTTTACGAGAGGTTCGACGAGCGAGCGTTGAAGTCGGCCATCGAGGCTGGCATGAAGATTCCCGGCTTCGGTAATTCGTTCTTTAAGGATCGAATCGATCCGGCATGGAGTCATGTGCGAGAGATTATCGCGACGGACTTCCCGAAGGCGAATGACCGAATCAATCAGCTTCATGGGTGGATGAAGGAAGCTGGAAAGGATGTTTACCCGAATGCGGCTCTTTACACCGCAGTAATTTGCAGCGAACTAGGAATGATTCCCGGTTCTGAAGCGGCTATCTTCATCTTGGCGCGGACGGCTGCGTGGACATCGATGTGCGTAAAAAATGAAAGGTAAGCTCTTTCAAATCTGCGGTCTGCCCCGATTCGGATCGGCATTCATGTCGGTCCTTTTCTCGTTGGAGGCCGATTGCCTTGGCCTACATGAGCAGGGTGCGACTGATCCGAACTGGAAGCAGTCGATTGAAGAGTATCGCATGCGGTACAAGTACGTCGCTGACTGCTCTACCTACGGATATTTGCCAAAGGCTGTCGCTGAAGACTCCGTGAAGGTGTACGTCAAGAAGGACGCGGAAGCGTCGGCCAAGGAATGCACCGAGCGATTCGGCTACGAGGTTCACCTGCCTTCGGTTCAGGCGTTGCGCGAATACGCTGATTCGTGGGCTTCACTTCACGGTGTGATGATCGTGGAGGAGAACGAGCTTTTTAAGTTGGATACTTTGCGTCGTGTGTGGGTTCATTGCTTCCAGAACGAGCGAGCATTCCCAGAAGAGAAGGCTGCGCGTTTGGTAACCATGAACATCCAACGTCACGAACCTGAGAAGGTGTTCTCGATTGAGAATGGCAATCGTCTTGTGAAGGAGGTTTTTTGATTTATGGGAGCAATTCTAGGTGGTGCAGCAATCATTGGCGGAACGAGCTTGCTTGGTGGCCTACTAAGCAAGGGCAGCAAGCCAAAGATTCCAGAGCTTAAGCCGATTGATTTCGCGGCAGAGCAGCGACAGGCGATTCAGCAGAACATCGCGTCGCTCGAACCTGCCACCGAATTGGCGCAGAAGACGACCGCCGCCGAGCAGTCTCAGCTTGAGGCGCAGCTTCGTCGCGCGATTCCCGGCTATGACCAGCTTGTGAAGCAGGCTGGTGCGAATATCGGAGCAGCTCTGCGCGGTGAGATTTCGCCAGAGGCTTCAGCTCAGGTTCAGCGTTCGACCGCTGGACGCGCTTTGTCTGGTGGATTCGGCGCAGGATCTGGATTCGGTCGTGCGCTGACCGCTCGCGACTTGGGCATTACGTCGATGCAGCTTCAGAATCAGGGTCTTGCTCAAGCTCAGAACTTCATTCAGCAGCAGCGAGCGTTCGGAATGACGCAGCCGTTCTCGGTGAGCAGCATGTTCATTACCCCGGCGCAGCGCGTCGGCGTGATGCAGCAGCAGCAGCAGGCGCAGTACAATCGAAACCTGCAAGCCGCTCAGGTGGCTGCGATGCCCGATCCTACGATGGCTGCAATCGGAAGTGCGATTTCTTCTGCCGGTGGATTCGCTGGTGGTGCTTACACGCAACGCGGGTTGATGCAGCAGATGCCAGGAGGATATTCTTCCGGTTCATACAATCCGCAGAACGATCCTGAGATTTACTCCTTCCCGAGAACAAATATTGGCGGACCAACCGATCCTTCTAACTGGGGTTAAAATTTATGGCCGACGAAACTCTTCAAGCATTTCAGCTAGGCGCATCTCTGTTCGACCGCGCGCAGACGCAGAAGCGGATGATGGAGCAGTTCCAGCTCCAATCTGCGGAGTCGTTGCTTCAGCAGCAGGGCTTGCAGCTTCAAAACAAGATTCGCGACATCTCGCTTGCCGACGCGATTGGTGAACAAAAATCACAAGTTGAAGAATTTGACGCGTTCTCAACTCTTGGAAAACAGGTTTCAGATTATCTGAACAACCCTAAACCAGACGCAAAATTCCCGGTAGTTCCAGCGTTCAAATCAAAGCAGTACCGGATTGAGGCAGACAGGATGCTGAACAATCTTGAAAAGTATTCCGCTCGCGCTGAACTCCTGAAGGCTAGAGATAGGGCGGAAGCGACTTCCAACACACTAAGAGCATCGACAATAAACAAAGCAATCGATGCCGGGGCATGGATAGGCTTCAATCAAGACGGAAGCCCTAACATCGACGTTCCAAAAATGAATGCCTATTATGAAAAAATAGGCTCTTCAAAGATCGGGCAATCAGAGGCCAAGACTGCCTCTCTTCTTGGTAACCTTGATATTTCAAGAGACAAACTAAGAATCGCAGCCGCCAATCTTGACAGGCTAACGAGGGAGGGGGCGTCTAAAATCGACCTAGACAAGGCTAAGTCTGAATTTGATCAAGCTCTAAAAACAGAAGAAGCGTTGCTGAAGGAAAAAAGGTATCAGCTTGATGTTGAAACCAAAGGTAGACAGCTCGATATCAATCAGCAAAAAGCCGACACTGCAAAAACTAAAGCTGAGTCTGGAGGTAAACTTCCCGCTCCGACTAAGCTCGATCTGGACGAACTTGAGTTTTCCGAGGCTGTTCTTAACGGAATCAAGCCGCTTGAACCTTATCTCAGTCAGGACATTTTTGGTCCAGCATTTAACATCAAGGTGAAAGCTGGCGAAGTGTTTGGCGGTTCACTACCCGAGAAAACCGTAAATCAGTTTTATGAAAACATGCGAACTGGCGCGTTGTTCAAACGCGGTGGTAAGGCATTGACCAAAACTGAAGTTGATCGTGTTACGTCTTCAATCGGAAAGCCGACAGACGTTGGTTTCTCTGACCGTATCGACACGTTCAAAGAAATCACCGCTCGCTCAATCAAAGACCGTGTTGAGAAGCTGAGGATGCAGGGAATCACCTCCAACCCGCAATACGGAGCTTACGTCAACGAACTTGAGCGAAGGGCGGATGAGATTTTAGGCGTTGAAACAGCCCCTCAACAACAGTCTGAAATTCGGTCGTTTAACTCAATCGAAGAAGCTCAATCGGCAAATCTTCCAGTTGGAACCAGAATCTCAGTCGGTGGAAGACCCGCAACCATCAAGTAAACACGAACATGGCTGAAATTGTTTTTGACGACGAGGTTCAAGTAACTCAGCAGAAACCTGCCGCATTATCTACGCCGCAAGCTCCCCCGATGCGGAAGCCTGAAGTTGTTTTTGAAGACGCCGGTTCTCCCGCTGCACTAAATCAAGCTGTTCAGCAGTCCGCAAAAGTTGGCCAACAACGGTTTCAGTCTCAAGATCCGCTTGTTCAGCAGGCTGATTTTTATCTCGGACCTGATAGCGCGCGTAAATTCCAAAAGTTTGTATCTGGAAATTACGAGCCGCTTTCTGATGAGGACTTCACGGACAAGGAGCGGTCGTTCCTCGCAGATTACGAAGGCAAAAGAGCGAGGAAGGTTGTGGCCAACACGGTTCGATACGGTGGGCCATTAGCTGCCGCTTTTATTCCTGGCGGTCAAACGCTCGCTGGTGAAGCTGCGATTGGCATTGGGTCTGAACTTCTTGCTCAGACGTTGGAGCCTGAGAAGATGCGTCCTTTCCAGATTGCTGCATCCGGCGTACCCACGCCCAGCATTGCCAAGCCGGGAACTGGAACAGGCGTTCGCCGTTTGCTGACCAGCGAAACTGGGGTTCCGCAACAAGCGACTTTTGGCGCACAAGTTAGAAAGGAAGCCGCTGCTGGCGGCGCGCAATCTCTCGCTCAAGCTGGCATTGAATCTTTTGGTGAGGATGTTACCGGCGGTGAGATGGCGTTGCGTACCGCGATGGGAAGCGTTTTGTTTCCCGCAATTTCCACGACTGTTCGCGGAGTTGGAGCGGCGGCAAGAGCGGTTTC